CCAGAAACGTATTTCGTTATTGGATTTGTTATATCCTGCAGGTGCGAGAAGTTCTCGGTCAATGATTTTTAATAATCCTGAATCGCCATCAAAGATAATTCTTTTCAAGTCGCCATAAGTTGGTGCGACCACGCCAACGATAACGTTGTCGTTGGTCAGGGCGTATTGTAATAAATCATAGTTTAACGTTAAGGTCTTACCAAAACCCCTTCCAGCTAAAAACATATGGATATTAATATCGTCTTGTTCTTCGATAATTTGTTTTGGTCTAGCTGTATTCCACCAATTAGTTAATAAGTTTACTGTTCTTTTCTGTTGTGGACTTAGCTTCTCGAATCTGTTTGATAAGTTTTTTAAATTCATCTGTTTGTTCTTTATCGGTGGCAACCTCTACGTGTTGAACTTCCCTGAATCCACATTGGGTCTTTGCCCAGAATATACAAGCGGTTACTGCCTCTCGACCGTCCCCTGTGGCAATACGGAATAAGTTTTCTAAGACCTTGGCGTTTGCACCTGCCTTACCTTGTAACAATTCCTCTGAATAATATTTATAAAGCGTGGGTTTTGTTATGCCTATCACCGAACATATCTGTTCGTGCGTTATTCCAAGACCCGATAGCTGTTTGCAGATATTCGCATCTTTCTCATTGTATTTCACAATCTTTGGCATATTTTTTTATATGGTAAAAAAAAGAATATAACATTGGAATATATATTAATCAATTTCGTTCCCCCAGCTATCCCACCCTTCTCGTCGCTGTCTTGCGAACAGCTCGATAAACGGTGGATACGCCACCCTCTCAATCTTATCGTAGAATCCTTCTGGTTTCTTGGAATGTTTTTCTTTTGGTTTCAGTATCAAAGTAGATTCATTGTTAACTTTCTTTTTTAACTTACCCCTGACCCCAAACAAACATATCTCGTGCTGTCCTCTGAAGTATTGACCTAAACCGAACGATGGTTTACCCCATACTAGATTGGTGACATATCGAAAACCCCAATGGCGCATTGTATCTAATCCTTCTGGTAAGAAATTATTGGTAACCCACATAAATAAATAACAATCAGGTTCAGCGATATTTGATACAGGTAATAATTTAATATCTCGGTTTGACATCAACGTATAATGTTTATCAGCGCCTCGTTTTATTTTACCACCCCCTGATTCGTTCCACGGCGGGTCAGCGTAAATAGTTTTATACTTTTTCTTTGGTAACGGGTTCTGCATATAGTTCCTGATAAGTTTTGCCAGTTTCCGAATGTATCGCTTCCAGTCCAGAATATTTCTCCCAGCGTTTTATGATAACGTCAACATATTTTGGGTCTAGTTCTATTCCATAACAGATACGATTTAATTTCTGGCAAGATATCAAAGTTGATCCGCTTCCGAGAAATATATCCATCACAATATCGCCCTGAGTACTAGAATGCTTGATTGCTGTATCGCATAGCTCGATTGGTTTCATTGTCGGATGTAAATCAGAACGCTTGGGTCGAGCTATTCGCCAAACGTTTGCAAGTTTTCTTGACTTGGAAAACGATTCACCTGTCTTTACCCATCCGAACCAACAAGGTTCGAATTGGTTCTGATATTTACCTCTGCCCAGCGTAAAGACATCTTTGTACCACATAATCGTTGTTGAATTATGGAATTTATTATCTAGCACCGTAAATTGAACTCGCCCTGCCTTTCCTTGATGACCCCAGCAATAAACTATGCCATCACAATAAACCGCTACGTTTTCTGCCCATTGTTCACAAAACTCGGCATATTCTTTTGAAGTCATATTGTCGTTATCGATATTTCTGACCTTAAATTTTGGGTGTTGGATATTACCGTAATCGATATTATATGGCGGGTCTGTGTGTACCATATTCGCCCGTTTGCCGTCCATCAGTTGGTTGTATACCAAAGGGTCGGTTGCATCGCCACAAATAACCCTGTGTTCGCCCAATTGCCATATATCGCCTAGCTTGGATACAGGTTCTTCGGGTGTATCTGGAACTTCTTCCTCATCACCAATACCTTCGTTGACGTTAAAGTCAGGGATTATCCCCTCGATTTCGTCGACCGAAAATCCTGTTAGTGATACATCAAAACCTTCGTCAAACAGATAAGAAAGATTCAATCGTAATTCATCGTCTTTCCAGTTTGAATTTTCTGTTAATTTATTATCAGCAATGCAATACGCTTTCTTTTGTTCTTCCGTCCAACCCTTTGCAATCAAGCACGGAACTTCTTCAATTTTTAGCTTCTTTGCACCCAGCAATCGTCCGTGTCCTGCAATTATTTCGTTGGTTTCATCAATCAATATTGGCATTGTCCACCCAAACTCGGATATTGAATCGGCGACCTGCTGGATTTGTTTTGGCGAGTGTTCTCGTGGGTTGCTGTCGTATTCGATTAAATCTTTGGTCTTGCGGTAATAAATTTTTTGTTTATCCATCAGTATAATTTTCTCCTGCGGTTGAGATGTGGATTCGGTTTCTTTTTTGGTTTGTTAGCTTTCTCCCTGCGTTTATCCGAGGGTTTGGTGTAGAACTCGTGTTCTTTGATTGATTTCAGCGTTCCAGCTTTCTCGCATTTGGAACGCAGTTTCCGTAGCGCTTTGTCGATATTATCGTTTTGTCGTACTTTTACTTTTGGCATCAGTCGTGCTTTCTAAAAACAATTGAATCTTCTCCGTGATAACACATTGTCTTGGGATTGAATTTCAAATATCGACTTCCGATTTCTCCGTGGGATATTTCCCTGACCTTGGTAACTCGGATTTCGGTTCTTTCTTTTTCAAACTCCCTATTTACAATTATGCAAAAATCACATTTATTATTCCAGTTTGCAGAACCACTTATATCATAAGCCGAATTGACTTCATAGTTTCCCGTTTCTTTATTTTTTATAGATTTGGTGGGATGGGCAATCATAAATGTTAGACATCCATTTTCTCGATTAAATCTTTTTATTTTAGATATTAAATTACTGATATGCATATCCTCTCTTGCCGTAACATTCATTTGCTGTATTTCGTTATACGGGTCGATTATCAATCCATCTAAACCATAATTATCTTTGACATATTGCGCCCTTTCTAAAATCCAATCAATATCAGGTGCATCTCCGACTTTATCAATAAAGAAAAAGCTGTCTTGCATTTTTGCCATCGAGTCTATCATTTCTTGTTCTGACATTCGGTTAACCCATTTTTCATCAAATGGTTTTTCTACGTCTTTCTCGATAACTCGTTTCAAAGACATTGCCAATGAATGTTCAGGCGAAAATACCAACCACTTAAAATCGTGGTCTTGAAACATTCTTACTGCCATATCAAATACAAAACTAGATTTCCCTGAATTTGGTGAACCTGTAATTACTGTAAAACTTGGTTTTGGTAATTTGATTAACTCATCTATCGGTGCGAAACCTGTAGAATAAAGCTGACCAGTTTTTCCGTCATATAAGGATTTTACATCTTTGTAAATATCTCTTGCTGTAAATATACCGTCTAATTTATCTCTCAATTTCATATATCCTCTCTTTGTGTTGGTAATTCTGGGTTTGCCCTTAAAGGCAAAACCCAGAATTACAGTTAGCTATGTTTTTTATATATTATTATTTTATATAATAATATAGTACGCACGATATGCACCCGTTAAAAACGCACGTTATGCGTTCGTTAGTTATTTTGATTTTCAATATAACTAACATTTCCTACCTGTTTTTTTACCTTAGACTTATCAACCCACTCAGGAACGTCAACACGATAAATGTTATGTTTCCATATATTTCTTTTACCGTCCTTTCGAAAATATTTCTTTTCCTTTCGAATATAACCAATAGCCAATAATCGTTTAAGACAATAATTAACTTTACGTTCTGACATATTTCCCCATTCAGCTAATTGTTGAATGGTTGGATAAATCAATGGTTCTTTCTTGGTGGTCATATTGACCATAATAATTAATATCAATCGTTCGTGTGGTTTTAGTTTATTTCGACGTATCGCCCAATTCATATGTCTTGGGTTCATTCAACAATAACCTCCACTCTGGTTTTTCGTATTCCTGCAATATCTTCATATTCGACTTGTCCGTCGGTGATACGAGATATTTCAGATACAATCTTGGCACTTGGTCGTACCCTTGGCGTTTGATATCGCAGTAATGTTTCGTATGGTACGTCAGTTTTCTTTGCTAAATCAGTAAGATAGACGTCATTTACAAATAAATAAGTTTTAAAATCCATAGTAAAATCTCCTATATTTGTTATTAGATAACGCTAATATAACACAATATATTGTGGTGTACATATAGAACTTGCACAATATATTGTTTATTTGTTATATTGATTATTCCGATAAACAAAAATATGAGGATATTTTTATGAAAAAACCACTTGAAGCAATTCAATTCGATGCCATTCAGGACTTACAGGATAGCGTTGATGAATTAAATCGCAAGGTTGATTATATTGCTAAATGTCTTGGGTACGACGTAAACGACCCAATACAAGCACCCATTTATTATTTCAATTCGGCGAAAAGTATAATCAATGAAGAAATGAATCAGTGTATAGACGATAATAAAAGTAATATTTTATTTTTGTCATTTATGACTGATAAATTTTTCGACAAAGAAGAAACCACCAAAGCTAAATTTTTGAAACAACGTTTTTATGGTATTGGCGACTATTTAAGTTTTGTAATTGCAGAATTTATTCGTTCCGAAGATTATAAAAACTGCGGTGAAGATTTTCAAAGTTTTATTAAAACAACTTTTAGAGTGAGGATAGAAAATGGAAACCAAAACTAAACTAGCGCCAACCGAGGCGGAATTCGTACAAAAGGCAACAAGACATTTAGACCAGTTGCGAGATGCAAGAAAAGAAATCCATAACACGGAATTCAAAACTGATAGCAGAGGTTATCAGGGAAATTTATTCTTGTCGCTTGAAGCTATAACAACAAAGGTAGAACCGATATTGTTAAAACATAATTTATTGTCTTTGGTCAACGAAAAAAAGACAGGCGAAAAATCTTATGAAATTGAAATGAAGATTATGTCTACGGAAACGTATCAATACGTTTCCGCTAAGACTTCCGCCCAAGTCGATGACGTTGATGCGCAATCGGTTCGTTCCCTGCATACCTATGCAACTAGAAGTTTGTATCGTCAATTATTGGCGTTGCCAATCGATAAAGATGATGACGGCGTTGATGCCAATTACAAAACGATTTCAAAAAGGGAAGAAGAAAAGAAAGAAAAGAAATTTAAACCAACAGATTCAGGAGAGTTAGTATGAATGATAAAAAAGAAAATATTGTTGCCTTCGGTAACAATCCAAGGGAAGGCGACAAGTTAGTCCAAGTCGGCAATATCAAAGAATTCGGACACCCAGAATACGGAACGAGGTTCGCAATTATTGAACACGAATCTCGTGCTGGAAATCCGTACAGAATGGTTTATCAATGTATGGGTTTTCTAGGTACAAGGTCGACCGAACATTATGATTATATGGCGGATTTATTGTTGATTGACCCAGAATCAGAGGAATTCAAAAACAATAAAAAAGTTATGTTTGGCAAAGTCAGGGAAAATAATGACGGCGGTAAATATGTTATGTGGTCTATAAAATCCAGCGATATTCAGCTTGATAAACCGAATGGATTGGAACAGGCGCAGGTATATTCTGCAAAAGAAAACGTGAACGGCATTGACTATCCCGCCAAAAACGGTGAGAATAAGTCAGATGATTTTGAGGACGATATACCGTTTTAAGTTTTCATATCGTGGCGAAAGCCACGTATCCTCGTTGGTGGGCAAGGTTTTATGTTGGTTTAAAGTATATTATCTCCGCCCACCTTTTTTTTTAAAATAAAATGATAAGTTTCAAAGACAAATATTTTCAAAAGAAATCAAGACCAGATTTATCGCAACCGCCGATTTACGGCGTTGCGCAGTTACAAATACCCAAAGAAGATATTAATAATATGCTGGAAGAAATAGAACCTTTGTCAAAGACCTTGGCAAAAGGAATAACAACCTTTCCAGAAGAACAACATATGCGATCCGTTAAGAACGCACAAATAAATACGGACGGTTTTGTTGGAAACGTTTTGCGGGAAGTCGCAATAAAATTCAATCAATCCTTTAATTACAAGGTTGATGATATATCCCAAGTCGAATATATGGAATACGGCAAAGGCGATTTTTACAATATGCATTCTGACGTTTCGGACGGATTGTCCGCCAAAAGAAAAATAAGTATCAGTTTAATTTTAAACGTTGGCGAGTTTGTTGGCGGTGATTTAGCGTTCAAACAAGGCGACGAAGAGGTCGCCGTAGATTTAAGACATTTTAATTGTTTTGGGTTTACGTCGTTTTTACAACACCGAGTGACCCCCATAACGTCAGGTCGGCGTAAGGTAATTGTCGCTTGGGTAACAGGTGAGGAATGGAGATGATTGAATTACAAATTAAAAACCTTGAGAATATCCAGAATGCGTTAGATAAAGATATCAATAAAACGCTAGATGAAATAAATAAATTCACCCAGCACCCCGATATGGATAATGAAAATGGTAAAAGATTGGCTAGGGAATTGGGTACGTTGGTAACGGCGGTATTCAACGTAAAAAAGCTAATCGAGGGATTAAGGGCAGAATCGGAAGAAAAAACACACAAAGAAGGGGTCTAATTCGTCCATATAGGCGTTTTTAGGTGTCGTCTGGTATATTGGTATCACCCAAGTATTAACGTTTTAGCAATCATTCTTCATTGGGTTTTGGGTATTTATCCTTGATTGTCTGGATTGCATCTTCCCACGCTTCCAATCCACCGTGAAATATCATATCCAATTGTTGGTCAATCGGTGGGTATTCTGCCTTTCTTTTCCTTGCATAATCTAAATTTTCGTGCGCCTCTTGCAACTCGGTTATTTTTGCTAAGATATCTTCTTTCGGAATTGGCGTGGAACGCCATTCGATAGTATCGATATCTTCGTTCGTAATACTAAATAATGCATCTGGGTCAATTGCCCTGATTGCACCTGCAATATCAAAATCTGGATTAATATTCACGATATATCTACCTCCGAAAGACAGCAATGTGTTCTAGTTCTTTGAGTGAATGTAACGTCGCTGTCATTTTGCGTTCTATTAATATCAATTGTATGTGTTCCTGAATCTCCACAACCAAAGTAGAACTTATATTCAACCGCCGAGGTTGTATTTGGGTGGTCGACCAAAGTTCCACCAAGCCATAAGGAAGACCTATTCGCATCTCCCTGTTGGTCGTAATTTCCTGCAACTGCGCCTCTCCTATTTCCTGCCGATGTCCCTGACAATCCCGTGACGTGCGCATAACTACCGCTCCCTATTTTTCTATAAACTCTCATTCTTAATCCTGATACTGCTGACCTGATTCTTATTTGGGTTATCAAAAAATCAATTTTAATTCTGGAAGATGTTGCGGTCGGTGTTATTGTATACGCTTTCGACCCTGCGACATCTGTATCAGAAGCGCCAGTTACTGAAAATGAAAAAGTTGTGGTATCAGAATCGGGGACAATCTGGATAATTTTTCCTGAAGCAGAACCAAACGATAAATTTTTTGAACCGTCTGTTTTTAAAACCTGACCTGCCGAACCGTCCGCCGAAGGTAATTTAAAAATGGTATCGCTAGACAAGGCAGGTGCTTCGAATCCAACGTGATTCGCACCTTCAGTAAATCTTAATTCGTTATTATTTCCACCAATCGTAAGATTGCCTGAAGTTGTTATTGCACCACCGTCAGCTATAGTAATAGCAGCATCCCCGTCCGTAAAACCAATCTCTGTTGTTCTTATCTTGTCAGATATAAAATATTCGACTGTATCATTTGTTTGGTCTAATTCTAATAAATCAATAAACGCATCATTATCTTCGTTTCTAATTTTTAGCTTGTTGTCGCCTGTATCGTAATAAAACATATTGGCGAATGTGGTACTTGGGTCAGACCCGCCTGAATTGTTTGATACGATTGCTGACAATGCGTTGTTTAAATCTGTACGGAATGCTGGGAATAATTGGTTATCTATTACATAATCGTGTTGTGCCATTTGCAATCTCCTAGGTTTCTAAAAATCCAAATCCTTTTGCAGTATAACCGAAAGTTTTATCAATTACACTACCCCCAGAATTTTTAAATTTAATAGTAAATCCTGTTGCACTTTTACTGGTGATTTCATAAAAATCACCAGTACTAAGATTCGTTGCGGAAATACCAAGTCCTTGCAACTGCTTGAATGCAGGATTGAAAGTTATTACTTTACCACCTGCGTTTGTTGTAGAAGCAATATCATCTTCGGCAAACGTTCTGTCAGGCATATCCACGCTAACGGATAACGTTTTTACTGAAGGAGTAATCAATTGTCTAGTCGTACTTAAAACGGCACGTATCTTAATAAATCTAGCCTTGTAATCACCCGCTATAAAATCTCTAAAATCTGTAAACGTTGAATTATCCTCGCTGGTCGATATTTGCATTTGTACGTTACAATCATCTTCAGAATCTTGGGTGTTGCCTTCAAAGAATCCTGTCGCTTCATCAAAAAAACCTGCCTTTGTATCAAAGTTCGTTGTTGTATCTACTCGATTAAATTCATTTATGCAGGATATTCTGGACGTAAATATTCCGCCAATATCAATCGGCGCAAAATCATATGTTCCCGATAAAGGTGGTTCAGCATCTGCACCGTCTTCAAATAATCCAGAGGCGCTATCGAATAACCCCGTCGCAGAATCAAATAATCCACCTTCCGTTGGTAATTCTAAATGGTCAGTTCCTGAACGGTCAACAATAACTGTTTTATCCCTTGTGCCTGAAAAGTTTGGTGATTCAACTTGATTTAAAACCACGTTAAATCCGTGCCTGATATTATCAACAATTATTCTAGACGAGGTTGGATTCGTTGATACATTCCCAAGTACATCAACCGCCTTGATAAAGTACGTTCCTGCCTCACCTGCAAAGGATATTGAATTGGTATTTTTATTTATATTATCCGCAACAATACTTGATTCTGAATATTTTGCGCCTGTTGATAAAGGCGAATGTCTGATTATGTAATGTGATAAATCTAATTCGTTTACCCTGTTCCACCTGCAATTCGCCTGACCGTCGACAATATTAACGGCAAAATTAGAAACGTCTGCTGGTGGTGCATTCTTACCGACAACCGTATGAGTAATAGTTGTAAAATCAGAGGCGACATTGAAGTCATTTATTGACCTTGCTCGGATTTCATAAACCTCGCCATCACCAACGTTTAATATTTCAAATCGATTATTAAACGACCTACCAAGCGTGATAAATTGGTCGTTATAATTGGTGTTTCTATATTCCACCTCAAACTCGGCAGTATTTCCCTGACTGGAACGACATACAATCGTCAACACTGTTTGAATATTTGATTGTAGGTTTCTTAAAACGTCGGCAACTTCAATTGAAGGTGGCGTTATATCTTCAGGGGAAGGTAGCGTTGTATTGTCAAATAAAAACTCAGATTCTTCAGCGTTCCAATCGTAAACCGCAGAAGATACTTCGGTCATTGTCAACGCTATGCCAACACGCTGTGGCTCGGTTACTAGTTGCCAGTCGGTAACTTCAAAAGTTCCGTCGATTCCCAAACGGTCGTGCCTCATTGTCAATGTATCACCTACCATAACTCTAAACGCTTTCAATGAGAAAAATCCTTGGATAGTTTGTTGTTGCCTGTTTTTGAATAAGGCAATCTTAGCTATTCTTTGTGCCATAGATGATGACGTAGTAAACGGTAAATCAATATCGGATATTATTTGTTCTCCGTCCTCTGTTACAAACGTGCTAGAAGTTACCGCAGGATAATCGGTTGGCATCCAGTTGGATTCTTCGGAAGTAAATACGCCTTTAACTGTATTAAATAAATTACGTCTTGATTGTTTGGTTGTAATTGATAAATCACCAATCGTTGCGCCATCGGATAATGTTTCAACTGGCGCTACAAAACGCCCACCTTTCAGCATAAATTTTCCGTTCGAATAAGTTATATTTCCTGAAAAAGATGAAGTTAAATCAGTTAATATCTGCATTGGTTGAATATCGTTGTAAACGATTCCGTTGCAAGTGTATTTCTTTTCTGTTCCGCCTGTGGCTAAAGTAATATTTGAATCTGAATCGTTAGCGACTTCGGTAAAGGTTGTATCGTCTATATTCGCACTCGGAATCCCAAGACCCAATCTTGTATCGGTTAAATAATCTCGAATACATAACGCAGGATTATCTGAAAATGAAGTTGAATCATCTCGCATATCAAAAACTTTTTTACCTTGTATCGTTGCCGATATATTCGGTAATCCGTTCGGGAACATACTGCCATCAAAGCTTAGTCTTACATAAAGATATGCAATTCCAGATAATCTATGGTCGACTGTCCAGTCAGGAATCTCGCTGACCATATCCGCATCAGCTAACTGAGAATCTGATCCCAAATGTTTTTTTACCCTTACTGAAAAATTACTAGCGCCCTTATTTAATCTAGCAATAATTGCAAAGTCTAAAGGTGTCGTTGCGCCCGACTGAAAAGGTCGAGGCGCATCTCGATTGTCCCTGTAAAAATCAATTAATTGTTTACCGTTAGGTGAATCCTGAATTATTTGATATGCCTCAATTGTTCTGTCCAGCGTTGGTGAAAATTGCACAACCAATTCCTGCCTACCATTTACAGTTGAACTCGATGCGTTATTGGTAACGTTAAAATCTGCACCGCCAATATTTATAACGTCGCTGGTACTGCAGGAAAACGCTTCGTCCGATATCAAAGTAACTCGGTCAATTCCTCTGGCTAGTCCTAGCTTGGAACTTCGATATTGGAATCTAGGGTCGTCTTCATCAAACGTTCTGATGACTGAATAATTAGATATTGGAAAACTGGTTATATCGTTTTCAAATTTATTCTTCTTGGCATATTTATCTGGTGCGGTCGGTCTTAATCGTGCGATACCGTTCGCATCATTTCCTGTCGAGGTTAGCGTTAATTCTTGGTCATCAAAGTAAACTTCGGTGATTGCATTTATTTCGTGCGAAGCTAATTCGATAACAATATGCGCATCTTTATTTTTATTGGTGGTATCCATATACAATATTGCACCTGATTTTTTGGTCGTTCCATATACCGTTGACCTTGCGCTGATTGGTTGTTTGACCATAAGAGAACGGTTTCTCAAATGACTTGAATAAACGTTGTCGGTTAAAGATGAATTTCTTTGTTTGGTGGTCGCTGCCATAACAGCGCCAGTTCCAAACATAACAATTGTTGCCGTAGAAATTTCAAACGTTCCAATTGTAAATTGTGGCGGAACACCCATCGCAGTTAATCCTGCGGTGATTGCCATACTTAAAACTGCTTTAAATACCGATTTAAAAAAACCCATTACGTTACTCCTCCACCCCAAGTTAGTTTTTTATCCTGCAAACTAACCACGAATTCTAAACCTTTATCATTTGGAAATAATTCTTTTTGGTCTTGGTCGGTATATCTTCTATCAATAGGTTTTTCTAACATAACCATTTTGGATTCGATATTAAATGTAATAGTTGCAGTATCCCCTGATTCCTGAAATTGCATGACGTCAACCTCGCCTTCAAATACTAAATACGGAGAATTAACAATGGTAAATCCAGAACTTGCAGGGGTCATAAATCCAAAATAAACTTCTGCCTTTGTACCTTGTGCGTTATCTTGCAAAGATGCCGAGGCAATTGAAGTTGGTAATCCAGAAAATATAACCTTCAATCCCTGCGCTTTTATATCTGCGGTTTCTGCAACGTTTTGAATATTCATTAGCTGACCAGCTTTCGAATATACTTCGCCGTTGATAGTTAAGTCTTGATAAGAAGAATTAGACAAAAAAGCACCGCTTGGAAAATTTAATTTTACCGCATAGAACGGCGCAATACTTTGGTCGTTGGTTCGGTTCTTAAACGCTGTAGTTATATTTCTAGCCATAGTATCTCCTTACTTTTTCGGAGATGCTTTCTTCTTTTTCTTTTTGGTTTCGGTTGGTGAATCCATTTTCACCTCGATTGCTTTGCCATCTTTTATCATAGTTTCCGCAATCCCTTTCTGCCATTCGTAAGAAGGTGACCATATTTCTCCGAGTTTAAATTTCATTCCAATTGCCACGCCGTGGACGGAATGAGTATAATTAACTTTTTCTTGAAACTTAATTTTTATAGCCATACCAGAACTAAATTCCAAAAAATACAAATTACGGAAACGAATATGACTGCCTGTCCCCAGTCGCCACACCATTCCCACGCTTTATTTATTTTATCTTTCCATTTGTCCATTTTAATTACCCCTGAAGTTTTTTATACCTTTGATTCCAAAACTTGCTGAAATCGATATTAGTATACCTGTCGACAACCACGTTGGACAATCTTCTTTTAAGAAAATAAATCCCTGTTTGATATATGGTTGTAAATCAGGAATGAAACAAGCCAACATAATTCCAATAAAAAAAATTGTATATAGCTCGTCTTTGATTGATTCGTTTGAATTCCTAGCTTGGGTGGTTTCCCAGTCAATATCACCCTGAATAATTCTTTTTTGTACCTCGGTTTCTGCCTCGATTTTTTTGATTGCTAGTTTTGACTTGGCGACAGATTTAGCTTTTTGGTTATTGATAAAAGTTGAAGCTAGATTCGTAAGACCCGATAAAAGTGTTATCAATTTCGCCTCTCTAAAAGTCGATCCAGTTTTTGGTCAATTGAATCAACTTTTTCCTTGATAAAATCTACCTTTACCTCGGTTGTTTCTAGCTTTTCGTTGGTAACAAAGTTATCCAAGTCCGCTTCTATCTGATTAATCTTTTCCATTGTTGCGCCGTAGACCGTTGCGCCTGTAAATATTATTACAACTATATAAAGCCATTTATGTATATCTGGAAGTTTCATATCCGAGAATCTAGCATAATTATATTTATATATCTAGATAGTTTGGTATTAGAACATAGTCAAACGTCCCAAATATCGCAAATAAGGACGTCTTTTTTTCCAAAAAAAAGGGCGATATATTAAATATCGCCCAAACGTAGCATAGAAGCCACAATGAAAAATCAAGAATTTATCATAACAACCAACCCGAAAAATATCCATAATACGACAGGAATACTAATCAGGAACGTCAATTTTAAAAATAAAATAAATCGGTTCATAATTATAACCTCTCCATAAGTGTTTTTATTGCCTCGGTTCTTGAACAATCGTCCGCCTTCATAACCGCCATAATTTCTTTTTGAATTGTAACGTCGTCATAATATTGGTCGCCTTTTTTCATAAAACCAAGGTCAACCATTATCTTATCAAACGTTATTTGACCAGATTCTGACATACGGTCATAATCATATCCCAATTCTAAAACCATATTTATAATTTTTGATAACTGCTTTCTGGTGTAAAATCTTATTTGCCCGTCAACGGAAAAACAAACTTTACTAGGTTTAAATTTTTTATCCATATTAACCTCCCTTCTTTATTTCTGCTTTTACAGATTCTAATAGTTCAATTTTACCTTCTTGTCTTCTAATCTTTGCCTCTAATACTATTTTTGCTTGTTCATTATAAATGTGCAAAGCAGGTGGGTATTTTTGAAAACAATCGGCTCTCATTTTAATTAATACATCTGTATTAAATTCAATAAGGTCTTGTATTTTTTTTAAAGCTTTCTTATTCATATTTACCTCGTTATTTTACTATTAAAATTTCGGTAGCGAACTTCCAGATATGTTGACTCAATTCGTCATATGCTGATACTAAATCCTTGTCCGCCTTGTGATATCCGCCCTGATTTTCGATATCTTTTTTCAAAGCTAAAACCTTTGAATGGATATCTTCTATTGTTAACGTATTATATTTTTTCATATTTACCTCGTTTAAAAATTAAAATTCCTGTTTCGTTCTTTTGAACTCGTCAGCTAGGTTTACAACCTAGGACAGGAGGGCGGGTTGCCCCGCCCCTGAGTAATTTTTTTTAATTATTGTTCGTATTTTTCCTCCATAACTTGGTTAACTTTTTCCCAAGCCGATATTAAATCTTCGTCGACCTGTTCTTCTCCGTCCATTGTCGTTTGTTTTTCTATTTCTAACTTTAACGAATATGCAACTTCGTAAAGTTCTAAATAGTTAAACCTTATAGGATATGTTTTTAATTTCTTTTTCATATTTACCTCTCTTATTTTAAAAATTTTTTCTTCGGAACTTCTTTCCAGTCCTCGCCGAACTGTAAGACAACGCCCCACGCTTTTATTGCAACTCCGTTTGGTTCAATATAACCATTTTCAATTAACAATGGTTTGAATATATCCCAAGTCGGAACTTTCTTTTTATACGCTTCTTGTTTTGCGCCTTCGTATAATTTTTGTACCTTACTCATATTTACCTCGTTTGTTTAAATTGCTGTTTCGTTTTTTAAACTCTTCAGGGCGAACCAATATCCGCCGACAGCAGGGGAGATTAACTCTCCCCGTAATATTGATTTATCCTCCTATATTTTTTGAAGTATTCTTCTTTGGTCAATTCCCCACCGTTTAGAAATTTATAAATATATTTTTTCAATTCGTACGCTTTGTTATCTAATTCAGAAATATATTGTTCCTGTAAAAAATATCCGTACGGGTCAAAACGTTCGTCCATCTTTTTAAGTTTATTGATTGCAGGAATTATTTTGCTTTCCAACTTTAATAACTTTTTTAGTTTGTAATCGAACTTGTTTAATTTCTTTTTCATATTTACCTCGTTTGTTTAAATTTCTGTTTCGTCCTTTTGGACTCGTCAGGCAGATTTACAATCCGCGACAGTTGGCGGGGCAACCCCCGCCGTTTAATTTAATATTGTTCTGGGTCTTTTCTGATATCTGCAATCAAATTTAAAACTTCAGATTTTTTAAAATCTCCCGCAAAATATCTGTAAGATATAAACTCAACGCTTTTGACAATTCTGCCGACCGTCCAACCAGATTCAATACCGTGTTTAATTACCTTGCTTATCGTTTCTTTAGTATGTTTTTTCATATTTACCTCGCTTGTTAAAATTAATATCTGTATTTGATACCCTTTCATAGTAACAAATTGAATATATATATCAACAATCTATATATATATTGCAATAAATACGGATATTTCCGTATTTCGATTATTTGAATATCTAGGTAGTAACGTACCACTACCCATCAAAAATGGCGTATATGGACGAATCACGACGTCTTTTTTTAAGATAAATGTATGATTTTGTGGAAGTTTCCCAAATATCACGATACATTGCGATTTTTCAGGGAGGCAAATATGCAACACAACGACGATATATTAAATACCAAAGAAACGGATTGGTTACGGGCGTTTATCAAAGCGGTCGAGAATTCGCCGTTATCAATACAGGAAACTTTCGACGACAGGAAACTTTGCGCTTGTATGATATTATTGGAACGCAGTCCAAGACTGCAGGAGATAATAGGTAACGATGAATTTTTTAATTAACAGCGCAATATTAATAATTATTCTTTTGTTATTTTGTTCGACAACTGCATAAAAAAAGGGCGTATATTTCTATACGCCCCACGAGGTTATCTTTAACTACAAGGTTGGAATTTAATCTTTCCAGATGAGTAATCAATAATAAAATCATACGCATCTTTTTTACTGGAAAACTTTTGACTAAAAAATCCAGTCGCTTTCGTTCCGTCCTCGTCGATATAATGTCTTTCAACTTCGAACCAGATGTTTTCTGGCGAAACTTCTGATACAACGTTATCGAAGTCGTCAAACTCGTATTGAATTTTTGTAATAATAAATCGAACCTGCCCAATCTTATAATGGTATTGGGCATTTTCTTTGCGATCACTTTTAGCTTCTTTTAACATTTTTATCCTCCGCTTTTGAAGTTTTATATTCCAAAACAAAATGGTTGAATTCTTCTCTGTCAATTGGTTCGCCGTTGACTTCGTAACCTTCTTCAACCCAGCGTTTTGCAATTGGCAATAAATCAAATTCTTCCATAATCTCAACCATTAAATTATTTGCAACTTTCTGCTTTTTATTTAAATGGGTTAGTCTTGAAAACCTATCAACATTGTGAGAAAGTTTTGCAAAATTTTGGTTCAACGCTTTTGAGATTTTTTTTAAATCTTCCGAAGCATCTTTATCCTGAACCCAAACTTCAAAATCATCTTTCATAAATTGAACTGCCGTTTGAAGTGCAAACAACTGCCTTTGGGTAAATTCAATCTTTACCTTGTTGATATCCTGCTTATCTTTTTTATCTAACATAATATTATCCTCGTTTAAAATTAAAATTTCCGTTTCGTCTTTTAGACTCATCAGGGTAGACCAATATCTACCGACGGAGGGAAGGGGGGAATTGCGTTCCCCCCTTGCGACCGATTATTGGAAAGTATCTGTTGCTGCCAAACCCCTTCTAGACAATTCCCTGTGCAAAGAATTTAAAGTTAACAAAACAACGACCCCGAATCCGAAAGCAGTTCCCCCTTCTGGTATACCTTCGCCTTCAAGTTCTTCCAATACAACTTTACCAACTTCATCTTCAGGTTCTTCTTCGATAACCTTCCAAACTTTTCTGAACTCGACATATGTTTTTAAAATTTCTTCGTCAGATTTTCCAACGTACATTGCCTCGGTAGCCAAATCAGCTTTCAATACACTTGGTTTATTTTCTGCTTCTTTAGCCATCTTTTTCATTAATGATGTATCCATATTTATATCCTCGTATGTAATTAATCAAATGTCTTTCGACACAGCAATAATAGCTAATTGAATATATATATCAATACCTTTATATATATTTATGTAAATCAATTATTATTGGAAAAACGCCCATATTAAAGATAAGTCGTGTGTGAAAAGGGGGTCTAATTTCGCCATACAGGCGTTTTCGAGGGTAGGGTGTTATACTGATATCAGATTATTATATCGCCTCTGTACAGGCGAATGAGAACGCATAAACGCTGTTTGAACTTGACGACCAACCAAGTTCGTTCGAATCCATACGAAATATGCATTTTGGTGCGTTGGTTACAACAATTGTATTATTTGCAAGGTCTTCTTTTAAACTTGGTTCTATCGGGAGGGTTGCCTCGCCTGAACCGTCGCTTGTTACGTCCGATATAACCATATGTAATTTCGTCAAAGCACCACTTCCAAACTGAACATAATCCCCAGCTTTTAAAATAACGGTATTGTTTGCACAACCGTCAATCGTAACGTCAAAAGCACCTGCGGTATGCGCACCGTTCACGGCGTATTGGGTTGTAATTCCTGACTTGGGTGTTGTTACGTTTTGGTCGCCCAATAAAAAAGTTCCTTCGCTTCCGTGTAGTTGCATAAAGAATGCTTGTAATATTCCAGCTTCTGTTTTTGCAACTGGCGGAATCGTATACGTCGCTTTCCAAACTGATCCGCCATAGTTATGTACGAATTGTTTAAAACTGAAAGGCGATATTGTTTTCGCAACGGACGTTATCAAACTAAATTCTTGTGATTGTATTTTTATTTCACTCGGAAAAGTTAGCGGGTAGGTCGGTATTGCCATTTTTATCCTCCAAAGACTTTTGCAAACTGTCCGCCCTTGGCACGTTCTTCAGCAACGGCAGTAACAGTTGATTGTTTTATTTGCGGCAACATATTCATAATTTCAGCTTTGACAGTTGATTGTATTCCTGTTGCAAAGTTTAGATTTTGATTAATTACAATATTACCACCTGCAACACCAGGTTCTGATTGTAATTGTCTTTGATTCATAATCATACCTGATTTATCTGGTACAAAAACTTCTCGTCCTTGTTCACCAACGAGGACAGGTCGTCCCGCAGTTACTCGACCGCCACCTGCAAAACCTAAAAGAGTACCAGCTAAATCTGCAATTCCGCCACCAATCATTTCTCCAAAATCATTCATCAAGGAGGCTTTCCCAGATTTTTCTCGTTGACCAACCTTTCTTTCTCGTAAAACTTTTTCTAAACCTGCTAGTAAATCTTCAACAACTAATATTTGAAAAGCTAATTTAACAACTTGTTGAATTACTGACTGGAAGATATCAAACATTGCATCCGCAAAGTCTTTACCGTGAACTACGGCGTTGGCAAACGCCTCGGAAATAGATTCTCCTGCTTGGTTAAATATTTCAATCAATTCCTCGGTTGGTCTTAACAACTTTTCTAATTCAGCTTTTGCTAAATCGGTTTTCATATTTTCAAGTGCTTGTTGACTATCGCCCAATGCCTTCGCAAGTCTTTCGTGCGCTTTAATTTTTTCCTTTAATAACTTTTGGTCAATCTTGGCTTGTTCGGCATCTCGTTTGTCTTGGCGTAATTTATCTTGATTCATACGTTTCAACATCAACATTGATTGTGCCATTTTGTCATTCTGTTCAATTAATTTTTGGTCGATGACAATTTTATCTTCTTCGGTGTCGCCAAGTTTTCCAAATAAAAAATCAAGAGATACAACTGTACCAAGAAGTTTTAGCATAAAGGCATTAAATTTTTTCACTCCATCTTTTGCTGCCGTGATTTTATTTTTAAATCTTTGCATCGCCCTGCCCAGTTTTTGTAACTTACCTAGAAACCTGAAGATGAATAATCCTGTCAAGGCAATTCCAATCGCCTTCAAAGATTCGACAATCAGGTCTGAACTTTCTGCAATTGTTTGTCCAAGGTCTAAAAGGAATCTGCCAACAGTTCTGGCGAACCTGCCCACAGCAATTTCATTCTCAATTAAAACATCGTCTAGTTCTTTGAAACCATCTTTTAATTCGTCAAAGAATTCGTCGCCCACTTGTCTTTGGAAATTAAAGAATTTATCGCCAAGCATTGACAATGTACCAGTCAACGTTTTCGCCAACTCGTCGGTGGCGTTTCCAAACTTTCCGCCTTTACCAAATACTTCTTCGAATCTCTTTCTAGTTGCCTCGACTGATACTTTTACGCCTTGTTCAAAACCAAGCATATTTCTAACACCAGCTTCACGGAATAAATCCGCAGCAGCGATACCACCAGAAAACGAACGTTGAATCTGACTTGCGGTTACTGCAAAATCTAAACCTGTAATCGCAGCAACGTTTCCTGTTATCTCAAGTATCTTTGCTAATTCTTCCGCATCTCTTGATACAACCGCCAACGAACCTGACCCTCGCTGTATATCAGCTAAACTAAATGGAACTTTCGCAGCAAACTCCGCCATCTTATCAAACGCCAATGCACCTTCTTCGGCAGAACCAAATAACGCTTTCATTCTTACTTGTAGATTTTCAACTTGGATTGCAACGTCAACAAAACCTTTGACGGCAACAACACCTAAAGCTGTACCCGCAACCGCAGCGAATTTAGTTGCTTGTATTCCTGCTCGTGCAAGTCCGTCGCCAACTTTATTTAAGCTGGATTTCATTTGTTTGGAACTGCGATCAACTTGGGTGGTTGCATTTTTTAAACCTGATTTTAAATCTTTTAAATCAGCTTCAATCTTTACTATCAGTTTATCTATTTCTGTCGCCAAGCTAACCTCTTACGCATCTGGGTATCTTTCAAATAAATCCTTCAAGTCATCTTTGCTAATGTCGCTTGAAGATTTTTGACCATTATACTCCTGAAATCCTTCGATACACAAGCTAACCTCGCAAACTGACATATTCCAAAATTTATCTGGCGGTATATGAATCATACCAACAATAACTTCATACCACCTTGGGATAGGAAGATAATCTTCTTCAGTTACTCTGTCTGTGCTTTGTCGTCTTTTTTTTTCTGGGTTTTATGTTGGTCAGGGTCAATTGCCTTGGCGAGGCAATTGGAACACATCTTAATTGCTTCGCTGTAACCAATCTCATTAAATAATTGTTTTACGTCGGCGATGGTATGGTCGTTCCCACCTGTCTTGATAACGTAATACATTACCTCAACCATTTCGGATAAGGTAATTTTATAATCTGCCATATTTTGAACAATCATCAGAATGGATTTACCAAGGGATTCTTCTATTAATAAAATTGTATCTACCGATAATCTGCCTTTAATCGTCTGACTTGGAAACCTTAACTTCATTTCCCCTTTCATTGGATTTATTTGCGTTTCTTTCTTTACCATTATTTTTAACCTCACTAGTATATAAATGTAAACGTTCCTCATCTAACGGAACGACCTGAATAACGTTGATATCCTGAGTATCGATACATACTTTTTTAGCTTTCAGCATATCTTTTTTGTAACCAGTAATTTTTACTTCATAAGAATTTTCAACTTTGTTAACCCAAGCTGATTGTTTCTTGCCATCAATTAAAATATCTTTTTGCATAATTACCCCATCTGTATTTGTTTAATACAAACATTGATATAGTTTAATTTTAAAATCACTATACTGAACCAACAGTTATAGCACCAGCGCTTTCAAGTGTAATATTAAATGTTACAACGTCCTGAAAGTTTCCTGTGAATTCATAGTTAGTTAATTGGAATTTTCCTTCGTAGGTTTTAAAATCAGGTACGGTAATCTGATATGTTGAAAAAGTACTCGCTTCGAATGCAGTTTGTAAATGTCCGTCTTGCGCATCGTCAACAAATACACCTGAAGCTGTTATGGTTGTCGATTTAATATCTATGCCTTCCAGCAATGTTCTTACTCGGTTGGTTGTATCAACGTGGTTTGCGGATACTGTTTCTGAACCTTGTGTTATAGTTACATCCCTCAAGCCACCGACTTTTTGGAATGCCAAAGGTGACCCCACTTTGATTTTTAGCAACATTAAAGCGCCATTTTGTTGTGCCATTTGAACCTCCAAGATTCAATAAATTTTTTCCCTAGAAAGATAATACTTAAATTTTTTATAAATCACAAATAAAAAATATCGCCCAGAACGTTAATACTTCGTTGATACCAAACTACCAGAAAGAATTTTAAACGCCTGTATGGGCGAATAAGGACGTCTTTTTTTTACGATATTACCGCCTGAGTGATAAAATCAACGTTTAACGTACCAATCCGTGTTATTCCGTCCGATAACGTTTGTATATTGGTTGACCTTACAAACACCAACGCAACATACGCCTCGCTTCCAGATGTCAAGGTTGATGCGTTTATTGTGGTTTGGTGAAAGGCATCGTATATCGCTTTCATACCTGCCTTGCATTCTTTTTGTCCCTGATATTGCGAATTCATAATTATTGGGACAGTAACAATCTGCCCAGAATTACTTGCATTGCTGTCGTCGACAGTTTGTTCTTCTCCGATATTAACGAAAGGATATTCCGCACCTTGCAAAGCGATACTGTCATAAATTTTATTATCACTTGAACCTGACGAGCCACCCGTTCCCAATACAGATTGCAGGGCGCTTGAATTTCCTAGGGTTGTAAAAATATAACTTTGTACGTCAAAACCATAATAACTCATTATCTGCCTCTTTGAATTCTTCCTATTTTGATATTACCAAATAAACGCTTTGAATTTTTACGTAATTGTTTTCCTGCAATCGAACGCTTTGACATAAACGGTCTATCCAGATTATTTTCATCTTCTAATATTTCTGCATAACCGACATTTGTAAATACCTCGCCTTTCAATAATCCAGTCATCGTTTTAAAAATAGAATTAATTAATATCCCTTCGTCTGGTCTTGGCGGATTACCTTTGCTGGATGCAATATGCGGTGTAGTACCTGCCCTTGGATATATATTTCCTGTTTGCGGTGAATTACGCATTGATATTTTGATATCAGCTTGGAAAGAATTTATCAAAGAAATAATTGCATCCCTTGCCTCTTGCGTAATAACCTGATCCGCTTTGCTGGTTGCCTTTTTCATATTGTGTTTTATTTTAACTTTGGTACTCAAGTCGCAACCCCTTCTTCTGCCGTGATAACCATATAATATCTTTGTCCTTCAAACATATTTTTAATATCAATAATATTAAATAATCTGTCTACGCTGTTATCAACAAATTTCAATCTATGTAATGTGGTCAACGCAGGGAAGTTTCTTATGGTAATTGTAAATCTACCTGTTGAACGTAACTGATTTCCAAATACTGCTTCGTTTCCAGAATTATCGACTATGGATGCCCAGCGAGTTCCAACGTCAGAATACGATACGGATTTACCGCCCCCTGCATCTTTTGACCCGCCGTATTGCTGGATTACAACTCTGTTACGCATTGAACCAATAGACATTAGATACCTCGATTAATTGCGACGTGCGTTCCTTCATATGGGAATCTTCCTAGATTGTAGGTTCGGTATGGTTGCAACAATTGTGTCGCAGTATACGGAACGGATTGAACGTGGTCGTTTCCAGAAAAAACTCGGTCGCCTCGGTGTTCGTACAAATATGCACCGTAAATCAAACAGGCGCTTTTGATGTCTTGTGGAACGGCGCTTGATGCGCCGTAACCTGCAACATATTGGATTCGTATAGCGTTTACTGCCCTTGTACCCGTTGGAAAGTTTTCACCATTTTTTAAAACTAACTTTGAAGGATACGATGCCTCGTCTAAATGATATTTACTGGAACTAAAAGTTTTAGCGGTATCATCGTCATCAAAAGACTTTACACTGGATATACTTGATACTGGCGAAAACGGTAATGAAATTCCACGCCTTGTTAAATCCAAGTCAACACCAAGGTATAATCCTTCCTGCAAAACTTTATCTTTTGGATATAC